CTGCGAGTCTGCGCCGCCTGGTAGCTGGCAGCTGGCGCCGCCGCCCTCGGCCTGCGAGTCTGCGCCAGCTGCGAGTCTGCGCCAGCTGCGAGTCTGCGCCAGCTGCAATGATTCCAACCAGTGGGACCGCTTGACCTGGACCGGCGTAGATCGTAGGATTTCCCCCCCCGACCGTAACTAACCTCAAAAGGAGAACAGAGCCATGCACCGCTTTACCATCGAACAGCATGTCCAAGCAAACTTCGCAATGGCGATTGACCAGGCAGACGAATACCCGACACTAGACGACGCCTTTGACTCCTACCGCATCAACACCGTGGACAGCATCCGGGAGGACGGGTATTCAGACGAAGACGCCGACCGGGGGATGTGGGAGTTCGCTTGCCGCGCTGACGCCCATGGGCAGTAGGCTGCAAGAATCTGCGCCAGCTGCGAGTCTGCGCAGCAAAAAGCCCCGTCGGGAATCGCTCCCCGACGGGGCTCGCATGGCCTCGCCTAGTATGTGCTGGTGGAGCGGTCGCAGCCTACGGCCCATGGGCAATATGCCCCCACCGGCAGCGTGACTCCAGGCAGCGGCAACCGCCTCCCCGGGCGCTCCCGCGAGAAACGCGGCATAAGCGCCACCCTCGCCGCATCCGCCGCCTCCAGCCACGCCACCCGCGTTGCCCGGCGCTCCCGCCACACTGGGACCAGGAGCGCCCAAGGAACTGGCATTCGCTGGCGCCCCAGCAGTGGGACGTTGACGAGGGCCGGTCGGCTCACTGTGCATCGGATCGGGCGCGGGAGGTGAGCGGTCTTCGCCGCCACCGCTGGTACGGTCCGCGCCACCGTACCGTGATGCCAACGCGTCCCAACGTATGTGACACCGATCACCCGCACGCGCTCAAACTCCACCTGGCAGTATGGGTGATCTGCGCTCCCCGCCACCGGGCCGCGGTGGATGATGTACTCAGTCCTCCCGCGTGCCTTCGCCACCCTCACGCGTTCCGCCCGCTGTCGCCCGCTGTAACACCACAACGCCCCGGTGGCGTCTAGGCTGTCGATGGCCGCCACCACCCTCGCCGGGTCGGGCTGGCGTGCATCCATCGACGCCCCGGAGTAGGGGCCGCGGTCCAGGGCATCCAGGGCGTGTCGCTCCCGTTTTGTTTCCGGAGCGAGGCCACCGATATAACCGCGCCGCAAGCGAGCGTATCGGCAAGCGCGGAAGAGCCACCTAGCGAGGCTGATGCCCTCTGGGATCGCATCCCCTGCGATGATGCCGCAGACGATAGCCGAGGCGATCTCTTCACGGCCCTCCTCGCCTGCATCCCGGACGCCCCGCGGGCCGAAGTCCACCGCTACCTTACGCTTTACCAGGCTGGCCGCCGCAGCTGCGACATACTCCGGCCAATCTGCTGGGCGTCGATAGGCGTCGGCATGCGACAGATACTCCCTCAACCGATCCACCCTGCGACCGCGTTCGGGGGTCACCGCCACTGGTATCGCGAAACCCGCCTCCCGCGCCACATCCACAGAGAACTCGCACATAAGAAAACCTCCCGTTGCCTGTTACCCCCGACCACCGGGGGCGAGCCTGTATTGTATCGGCCCCCTCTCAGCGCGCCAATACTATTTCTAAACTTTGCGCGCCACACCCGGCGTATAGGTATGTCCCCGCCTCACCCGTATGTGAGCCGCGGGGAAAACGACGTTATACGCTCCCATGCCTCGGATTGTTTCACGCTGTTTCGACCAGCGTAAACTTTCCGCGGTGCGGTCAGCGTATAACAATGTCAGAACCAATCGCATCCGCAACGGTAACCACCTACGGTTACTTATCTGCGCATGCGGGCAGTGAAAGGAGTTAACATGGCCGACCTTTACGACGGTCTTTGCGATGAGATCGACCGTGTCACCGACCTGCTGTTCGGTGAAGATGATTTCGCCCCCGTCAGCCCCCGTCTTGTTCTGCTTCTGGATCTCCAGTCCAACCTCGGAGGAGTTAACTAATGACTTTCAATCAGTGGCGTCGACTGGTAGATGCCGAAGTATCTAAGCAGTGCGGCTTAACGTCTGCCTGTCTGGCAGATATCGACTTCTGGGCTTACTACTACGACGGCATCGAAGACGATGAGGCCCGAGAGGTCGCTGTTGAGTGTGCCCGTGATCTGCTGGAGGAAGAGGGCTTTCCCTCTGACTGCCTGATCTAACGACCTCCGAAGCCGGGCAGTGCTAGTCGCTGCCTGGTCTCGGCTGCCGTTCGGTAGTCGGTTTCTCTTCAACGGAGGTGTGTATGGTCGCAAGATCACACACTGCCCGTCCCTTGGGTGTTATCCTGCACCGGGGCAAGTCTGCTTTTGACGGCAGCCCGTATGTGGTGATCATGCCACTGGGCAAGTCTGCAAACAGCAAGACCGGCTCCATGCTCCAGACCTATATCATTAGGTCACACACACACCCGGTGGCGGCAGTGAAGTCTGGCGGCGACGTTGCCATCTGCAACGATTGCCCCATGCGTGGCTTGGTTGCTACGCGGAAACGCAGGGGGAAGGGGAAGAACTTCCGGGCCTGCTATGTCAACGTCGGGCAGGGGCCAACGTCGGTCTACGACGCCTTCAGGCGTGGCCGATACGTGGACTACGACCCCGCCCTGCATCGGCAGTTTATCGCCGGCCGCAAGATACGTTTCGGCACATACGGCGAGCCGGTGCTGATCCCGCTATCGCTCCTGGAGCATCTGGCGGGCCTCAGCAGCGGCTGGACGGGCTACACCCACCAGTGGGCCAATCCGTCCTTCTCGGGCTACAGACGCTTCCTGATGGCCTCTGTGCATGGCCTGACGGGGCCGTGGTCCCGTGAGCATGCCAAGTCTCTCGGCTGGCGTACCTTCCGCACCATGCGGGGAGGTGAGCCGGCAGCGGATGAGGTGCTTTGTCCTGCTTCTAAGGAGGCCGGGCATCGCCTGTCCTGCCTGACCTGCAATCTGTGCGACGGCGAGGGTCGCCGCCAGATCGGTCTGGCAATGCGTGATGTGTACATCCCTGGGCATGGCGGCAAGGCAGTGATGACTGCCATCGCCAGCCTGCCAATCCTTCAACAGTGAGGTGTGATATGAGCCAACCTGAGTGGGAGTGCATCGCCAACCTGGGCGATGTCAACCCGATTGAATATGGGGGTAAGTTTGTGCTGGTCGATAAGACCGGCTTTTACGACCCCAAGATGGAGGTGTTGGACAAGGAATACAACCGGCGGAATAGCTGGAGGGTGTGGAGGTTCGACCTGGAGCCGCACACCTACATCAACGGCGTGCTGTCAGACAATAAGTACCGTCCCGACAAGCCGGTGTGGTATGCGGATGACATCGCCGGTGTGGCTGAAGCATGCGGCGTGGATCCGGAGGAACTGATCCGCAACCTCTGCTCGGATGATCCCCGGGAGCGGGCGGAGGGTTACTACTGCCTGTTCACCTGTCTGTCTGCGGACAACTTTGATCCCTACCCCTTGGACCTGGACAGGGAAGAGGTGGAAGAGAGGTACTCGGAAGCCCCTTACAACGTGGAGGTGTGAGATGCAAGCAATCGAAACCCGCTACTGCGGGCCGACTGATACTAAGGGTTCCCGGATTCGGGCATCCTGCGAGAGTGGGTCTTTGTATGTGTTCTACGACCATGTCTTAGACCCCGAAGAGAACCACTACGCTGCCGTCAAAGCCCTGTGTGACGAGCTGGGCTGGGATGCGGCGAGGTTCTTCGGCGGCCGCCTGGTGATTGGGCAGTGGGCCTTTGTTCCGGTGTTCACCTATGACTGGGAGCAGCGACAGAAAGAGGTGCGCCATGCGTGCGACGTTCACTGAGCAGCAGTTCGCCCATGCCCTATACAAAGGCAGGCACAGCGTCGATGTGCAGTGCGGCGTGTTGAAACTGCGGGTGCGATGGGAGCGGGACGATATCCAAGATCCCCCTGAGATGCCCTACTCCCATGAGCAGCGGCACAACTTCGACATTGATCTGTGGTGCTTTTGGGGGCTGGTTCTGGAAGTGCATGTGGGCGGCCGGTGCGTGCATGATCATGCCGCCAGCCTGTGGCAAATCGACTGCGTGGACCCGTGCATGCGGGATGTCGCCCATCTGGCGGAGGTTGCCAACGACTTGGTGGCGAAGGCGGATGTCGGAGAGTTACTGCGGAACTACCGAGCAGGTGTCATCTTTGCGGTGGACGATTGGCTGGAATCACAGATGGAGGTGTGATAAACGCAGGCCGGCTCTCTGCTGCGGCCCGGGATGTGCTGCGTGGCGAGGTACCCGTAGACTTAACAGAGGAAGTTGACACAGAAAGGTATATGTATCATGCCGAGTGGAAACCCTAGTTTCACCCGCAA